GGGAGAACATGTATGTGGAGAACTTTGCCAAGGAAGGGTTTTCACGGGTGCCAGTTGAGCAGCTGCAGCGCGGTGATCTGCTGCTGATGAACCTGCAGTCACCTGTTCCAAATCATGCTGCGATCTACCTTGGCGACCAGCAGATTTTGCATCATGTGCAGGGCCGTCTAAGTTCTAGGGATTTACTGGGTGGCTATTATTTGAAGGCCACAGACCGGGCGATCCGCCATGAAAGTCGTTAAGGTCTACGGCGCTTTGAAGGAGCGGCTAGGCCAGTGCCGCTTCGAGCTGAACGTGGCGACACCTGCCCAAGCAATTAAGGCTTTGTGCGTCAATTTTCCGGGCTTAGACAAGTGGTTAATTGACAGTGAGAAGGATGGCATTGGCTATCGGGTAAGAGTTGGCAAGCAGGAAGCGACGCCTGATGACGCCAGTCTGCTGGGCTTGCCTTGGTCAGAGCGTGAGGTGTTCAGCATTACTCCCGTGATTGCAGGTGCCGGTGGTGGCTGGGGACGTTTCTTGCTCGGCGCGGTGTTGCTTGGTGCGTCATTTGTCACCTTTGGTGGCTCTGCGTTATTCGCTGGTGGCACTGGCTTAGGAACAAGTGCGACTGGCCTTCTCGGCGCGACTGGTATTTATGCAGGCGCAGGCTCTGCGGCGCTTGGCGTTATTGGTGCTGGCTTGGCTCTGACTGGTGTGGCGCAGATCATCTCGCCCACGCCGCCATCAGGGCTTGAACTGAAAGAGGCCAATCGAATTCAAAACTTCAGCTTCAGCGGAATCACCAACACCAGTCAGCAAGGCTTAGCGGTGCCTATAGCCTATGGGCGTGTTGTTGTTGGCTCTGCAGTGATCAGCAGCGGTCTTGATGTAGACCATTCACCTAACGACCAAAGCGAAGAAAATCTCACCCTGGCTTTCCTCCTCCGCCGTAAAAGCTGATGCGCAAAGAAAAACTAATTCTCGGCTCTGGTGGTGGCGGCAAAGGTGGCGGCGGTGGTGGCCGCACGCCTACTGAGCAAGATGATTCGCTTTCGTCTGAACAGTTTGCCAGCGTTCTTGATCTGCTCTGTGAGGGCGAAATTCAAGGTTTTGATGATGGCGGCAAAAGCATTTTTTTAGAAGACACACCGCTGCAAAACGCCGATGGCAGCTTTAATTTTGACAACTTTGCAGTTGCCTCAACTAATGGAACGCAAGGGCAATCTCATATCCCTGATCCTTCAGGAGGTATTCAAACAGTGCGTGCCGTAAACGTAGAAGTCACGAACGGAACCCCTGTAACCAGATCAATCACTAATTCTGATGTTGACAGGGTTCGTGTAACTATTTCGCTGCCAAGTCTGCAAGAGGTTACTGATAAAGGAGACATTCTTGGCCACACTGTTCAGATTAAAATACAGGCTCAATATGATGGCGGTGGATACAATGACGTTCTTTCTGACACCATCTCGGGCAAGAGCAGCAGCCGCTACCAGCGCGATTATTTAATCCCACTTACAGGCAGCTTCCCTGTTGATTTGCGACTTGTAAGGGTTAGCGCAGATGAGACTTCAAGCAAAAAAGCGAGCAACACATTTTTCACTAGCTACACAGAGATTCAAGACGAGAAGCTCGCCTATCCAAACTCAGCATTAGTTGGCCTGCGGTTTAGTGCAAAGCAGTTCCAAAACATCCCACGGCGAAAATATCTGATTCGTGGCACAAAGGTCAGGATCCCTAGCAACGGCACGGTTGACACCACAACACACCTGGGGCGCATCACTTATTCAGGGTTGTTTGATGGCACGCTGTCTGCGGCGACGTGGACGTCAGATCCGGCTTGGTGCTTATTCGATTTGCTCACAGACACCCGCTATGGGTGCGGCGTTCCAGAAGCATCACTGGACCTGTTCGACTTCTATGAAATTTCAAGATATTGTTCGGAACTTGTCGATGATGGCAAAGGCGGACAAGAGCCACGGTTCAGCCTTAACCTGCTGCTCAACACTCGTGACGAGGTTTACAACGTTATTCAGCAGCTAACCAGCATTTTCAGGGGCATTAGTTATTACGGCGCTGGCTCACTTGTTCTGCGTCAAGACAAGCCCGCTGATTCGCAATATCTGCTCGGCCCTAGCAACGTTGTTGATGGTGTGTTCACCTACAGCGGCACAGCAGAGAAGACGCGGCACACCTGCGCAACGGTGGCATGGCAAAGCTATGACACGCTTGGTGAGGTTGAGTATGAATACGTTGAGGATCATGAGGCCGTTGCCAAATACGGCATTGTTAATAAGGACGTAAAGGCAATCGGCTGTTACAGCCAAGGCCAAGCGCACAGGCTGGGCAAATGGTTGCTGACAACCGAAAGGCTGTTATCAGAGACAGTCAGCTTTGCGGTTCCTATTGATGCTGGCATTGTTGTCACGCCAGGCATTGTCATTGACATTGCTGATCCGTTGCGTGCTGGCACACGTCGCAGCGGCAGGGTCAGTTCTGCAACAACAACTGTCGTCACGATTGATAGTGACACTGATCTGTCTGTGAATCTTGCAGCAAGTCCGACGTTGTCAGTGCTGCTGTCAACAGGTTTGGTTGAAACAAAGGCGATTAGCAGCATCTCAGGCGCTGCTATCACTGTCACTGAGGCTTTCAGTGAAGCGCCGCAATCACAAGCGATTTATCTGATCCAAACAAGCGACATTCAGTCGCAGCAGTATCGGGTGGTGTCTGTAGCTGAATCTGATGACGGCACTATTGGCATCACTGCTGTTGCCTACAACCAGTCTATTTATGACTTTGTTGAGCAAGACATTGCACTAACAACGCGAGACATCAGCAATCTGACCGGAACGCCAAATGCGCCAGAAGGTTTGACTGGCACTGAGTTTTTATATGAAGAAGGTCAAACGGTTCACACTGGTTTTGACCTGAGTTGGCAGCACGACAGAGTAAATGTCAATGAGTTTCTTGTTAAGTACAGACTAGACAACGACAACTTTACTGAAATAAACACTTCAAATCCGTCTGTAACTTTGCGGACGTTGAGAGCTGGCACGCTCACTGTTCAGATCCGCGCCAAAAACTATCTAGGCAAGCAGAGCGCAACGGCAACAGCAACATTCACGCTGCTGGGCAAGACAGCAGTGCCTGCTGATGTGCAGAATCTGTCGATTGAACCGATCAGCGCCAACAGTGCTCGCCTGCGCTGGGATCAGACTGTTGATCTTGACGTGAAGGTGAACGGCCTTGTTCACGTTAAGCACAGCAACCTGACTGATGGATCGGCAACCTGGCCTAACTCTGTTGATCTAATCCCTGCTGTCGCTGGCAACTCAACTGAGGCGATCATCCCGCTGGTCGAAGGTGAGGTGCTGGTCAAGTTTGAGGATGAGCTGGGGAACAAGAGCACTAATGCCACTAGCGTGCTGATGGATTTCCCTGATCCGCTTGGCAGGATCACGGTCCAGACACGCAGAGAAGATCAGGACACCCCGCCGTTCCAAGGCGCAAAGACTGATTGTTTCTACAGCGACGACTTAGATGGTCTAGTTATTGCTGGTAGCGACAACATTGACTCAATAACTGATTTTGATGCCATCACGTCTTTAGATTTCTTAGGTGAAATTCCAAGCTCTGCTGAGTATCAGTTCAACAGCACGCTTGATCTTGGTGCACGATTTGCGTTGGACATCAAGCGGCGGTTTGTCACTAGGGCTTTCTTCCCCAATGACACTATTGACGCCCGCACTGCGCTGATTGACACCTGGAACGACTTTGACGGCACGCAGGCTGATGCTGTTAATGCGAAGCTCTATATGCGAAGCACAAATGACGATCCCTCTGGCTCTCCAACTTATGGTGCATGGAGAGAATTTGTAAACGGCACGTTTGATGCTCGTGCATTTCAGTTTAAGGCAGAGCTGACTAGCGCAGACGTTGCGCAGAACATCTTGATTGATCAGCTGGGGTATGAAACCAGCTTCCAGCGCAGGGAGGAGATCAGCCAGCCCATCGCATCAGGCACTAGCACCAAGTCGGTGACCTTCAATAATGCCTTCTTTGTCGGCACCTCGGCGCTGGGCAACCTCAACAGCTTCCTGCCCAGCATCGGCATCACGGTGCAGAATCTTGGCGCAGGCGAACGGGTCAACGTAAGCAACGTGACTAGCACTGGTTTTGATCTTGACGTGCTGAATTCAGGCGGCAGCAACGTTGATCGCAACTTCACTTACACAGCTGTGGGCTTTGGCAGGGGCGTTTAATATGCAGGGAATGTTGTCCGCAACGGGCTAGGTCATGGCAACCCAACACGATTACGACATCGCGAATGGCACTGGTCAAGCGGTCCGTCAAGACATCAATAGCGTTTTACAGGCAATCGTTTCAAATAACAGCGGAACGTCAGAGCCAGCTACGACGTTCAAGTATCAGTGGTGGGCTGATGAAACCACTAACACCCTCAAGCTGCGCAACAGTTCTAATAATGCATGGATCACGCTGCGTGAGCTTGACGGCACGATGCTGATTGAGGACGGCAGTGCCTCATCGCCTGGTCTTGCGTTTGCTGACGATACGAATACTGGCATTTTTAGCGATGCTGCTGATCGGATTGGTTTTGCGACTGGCGGTGTAGAGCGTTTCCGTATTGAAACGGGTGAAGTTATTGTTAATGAGCCCAGCAATGATGTTAACTTCCGCGTGGAGTCAAACGGCAATACTCACATGCTGTTTGTCGATGCAGGTAGTGATCGCGTCGGAATAGGCACCTCGTCACCAGGTAGACAGCTGCAAATTAACGGTGACTCAGATACGCAAATCAGAGTCGTTGCTTCATCAGGTGGTACTGCTGGTATTCAGTTTGGTGATGCAGATGATTCTGTAATGGGTGGCGTCAGTTTTGACGGAAGTGATGATTCTTTGCAGTTTTTGGGATTTAACAATAGCGAGGCAGCACGCATCGATTCAAGTGGCAGGCTCCTCATAGGAACTACTGCCAGCACTTCACTCGGCACTGACTCCTATAAAGCCCAAATAAAAGCCTCAGGTGCTAGCGCAGGTTTAGGCATTATACGGACTGCAGACAGTGTGGCTCCGCCGTTCTTTTCGCTGGCTAAATCACGAAATGACGGCATTGTTCAGTCTGGCGACGGTCTTGGCAAGATTCAATGGATTGCTCACGATGGCAATGACTACAACAACGTTTCAGTGCTAATTAATGCTGAAGTAGATAGCACCCCTGGTGGCGATGACGTGCCAGGGCGGCTGATGTTTCATACCACAGCGAACGGTGCAAGCAGCCCGACCGAGCGGGCAAGGATTACAAGTGATGGAAATTTTTTAATTGGCACAACTGAACAATTTAGTGGAGCCTCTTCAACTGCAACAGGACATCGATTTGAACCAAGCGGAGTTGTTCAGCATTACAGAAATAGCGGTGCATCATTGTATGTTGGAAGGCAAGGTAATGATGGACTTATTGTTAGTATTCGCCAAGCTGGCAATGAAGAAGGAACCATTACGGTTTCGGGTTCCACCGTTTCCTATAACGGTGGTCACCTTTCTCGCTGGTCACAACTTGCAGGCGGTGTAGAACGCACGGAAATTTTGCGTGGCTCTGTACTGAGCAACCTTGATGAGATGTGCGAATGGGGCGAAGAGGACAACGAACAGCTAAACCGCATGAAGGTCAGCGATGTTGAAGGCGATGTCAATGTGGCTGGCGTCTTCCAAGCCTGGGACGATGACGATGACACCTATATCAACGACTTTTACTGCGCGATGACGGGTGACTTCATCATTCGCATTGCACAAGGCACAACCGTTGCACGCGGTGATTTACTGATGTCTGCTGGTGATGGAACGGCAAAACCGCAGGACGATGACATTGTGCGTTCAAAGACCATCGCCAAGGTGACTAGCACCACGGTTTCTACTACTTACTCAGACGGCAGCTATTGCGTACCTTGTGTGCTGATGGCTTGCTGATCGGCCTAAACTTTCTCTGACTTCACACCATCATGGCTAACACCTACGTTTGGAAAATCGCTGACCTCAACAGAGACCTCAGCGACGGTTTTGCTCACACGGCTCACTACACGGTGACCGCAATCAGCGATCAGGTTGACTCTGGAGGCAACGCCTACAACTCAGGCGCATACGGCAGCATCGGCTTGGATCGTCCTGACACCTTGGCCGATTTTGAAGATCTGACTGAGGCTGACATTGTGGCTGCTGTTCAGGCCAAGCTCGGTGGCGCTGAAAAGGTCACTGAGATTCAGGATCAGCTTGCTGCACGGATCACTGAGCAGATCAATCCGACTCAGGCATCTGGCAAACCTTCTGGCTGGTGATCTGATGCAACGCCCTGATCCTTTAATGACCGCCAGCTACGGCGCGACTGATGTTGACGTGCAAAAGGCAAGAGTGCTTTGGATGGAAGAATTGTTCTTCCTTGATGGCCGCGACATGATCAGCCATCCCCAGCATGGTCTTTTTGTTGGCTTAGCGGAGAAATACCGCAACCTGGAGTCAACTGACGGCTACTGATGGCCAAGTCACTTAACGGCCAAAACTTTGTCCCTAGCCGGCCCAAAAAGACGCGTCAAGGTGATGGACAGCACTCGAAAGTGTCACACGGCCGCAAGAAGTATCGTGGCCAAGGAAAACGTTAATTCCCTTTCCAATGTTCAAAACTCTTCTTGTGAGTGGTGCCGTCGTTTCGGCAGCTGTGCTGGGATCTCCTGCAGCCAAGGCCGACGGATTTTTCCTGAATCCTGAGTGGAATGGTGCCTGGTCAGGTTCTGACTTTGGCGGTGCTGTTTTTGACGCTCATGTCGGCTGGGAGAAGGGCAACTTCAGCATCCAAGGCGGCCCATCTTGGCTGCAGCCTGATGCAGGTGACACCTCTGTCGGCTTCTCTGGCAAGGCCAACGTGTCTGCTCCTGTGGCGGAACCGCTGGATGTTTACGGCGAGGTGTCCTATGCCAAGTACAAGGACAGCGACGCTGGCTATGGCCTGAAGGCTGGCATGAAGTACAAGTTCTGAGCTAGTTTCTAGCTGGAACCTCACACGTTTCTTGGCCCCTTCACAGGGGCCTTTTTGCTATGCAAAAGGTCTACAACCTGCTAGGTGTTCTCGGCTTTGTCATGTCTGGCACGATGGCCGTCATGGGCGTTATGGCTTACACGCGCGTGCCATCAATGGTCAAAAACTACGCCAGCGAGCTGAAGCTAGAGCTGACGCAGACGATTCTCGATCAGGTGCCCGTCCCAGAGATTCCTGAGATGCCAAAGCTGCCAACGGAGACAGGCCCTGCGATCACGTCACCATTTTAGTTTCGGCCTGCGGCTCTACTTCTGGGGCGTCCCAGTGATCGAGCCACTCGCGCAATTCCTGACCTGTGGGCGTTGATTTAGGCCAACGCACGAACTTCAACAACGCTTGCGGATCGGTGAACAGCATTGAGGACTTGCCAGACTTGCAGACATAAACCAGCGGCGGACCTTCTCTGTGCTTTGTGGCTTCAATGAAAAGCTGACCTGCCACGAATCGATCGCCTGACTTCATGGACATCCCTGAGATTGTCGTCCCTGAGATTAACGCGGTTACAGATCTGCCCCAGGTCGCAATCCCGCAAGCACCGCCGGTCACATTAGACATCGGCGTGCCTGTCATTGACCTGCCGCACTTCAATCCAATGGATATGGAGCCTGAGGTTGAACCGCAACCTGTTAAACCTGCAGCACCTAGACCTGCTGACCCACCAGCTGCAAAATCACCGCCGGTAAAGCTGCCAAAAAACGAACAACCGGCACCGCCGGCTCCACCAGCAGAAACGCCAAAGCCAAAGACAGAAGCAAAGCCGTTAACTCAGCGCGTCATTGAGGCGATCCCCACGATTCCCCAGGCTGTAAATACAGCAGGGACATCAGCCATTGCTGTCTCAGCAGCTTTGGCAACGCCACTGTTGCTCAAGGCGATCCGGCCGACGATTAAGAAGTTGGCAAAGAAACTTCAACAGGCAATCGGTAAAAAAGTCAAAGTTGAGAGTGTCAGCGAGCGTCGGAAGTTCCAGAGGTCTTTACGGAAAT